ACAATGTTGTTCTTGCTCGTACTACAGCAATAGTTGGTCAAGGTGGTGTTGATGCATTAAAAGAATTTGGTGATCAAACAAGACAGATAACACAAGGATTTAGTCAGTTTTTCTTAATCGTACAGGCTGGTTTAGCAAGAATAATATCTTTTTCAAGAATATTAAAAGGATTAGGAGATGGTTTGCAAAATCTTACTGTAGGAGAAAGATTGAGAAAATCAACAAGTCCAGAATTACAAGCAATAGGAAATCGGATAGCTGAATTAGAAGGAAAAACTGGTAGATTGACAGGAAAAGAAAGAACAGAACTTAGAGGACTAAAAAAACGAGGTATAACTGGATTAGCAGATTTTGATAAAACAGAAACAAATAGATTAGGTTTTGAAGCGATTTCAAAAGGAATGAAAGAAGAAATTGAATTAACAAAAGCAAATACATTTGCTAAGAGACAAAAAATAAAAGCAGATAGACAAGTAAATGAATTAGCAAAAGAGTTTGAAGAACTTACAAAACAAACATTAAATGCAGATCAACTACAATTATTAAGAGATTATGTTCAAGCAACAAATGAATTAGCTTTAGGTTCAAGACTTGTTAATAATGAATTAGTAAGACTTGACGAAGAATTTATAAAATTAAATGATAGTGGTTTTCAAGTAGTTGAACTATCAAAAGCTATTAGTTCATCTTTTCAAGAATCATTTAAAGGACTTATTAGAGGAACAATGAGTGTTCAAGATGCATTCAGAAATATGTTTATGAAAATAGCAGATCATTTCTTAGATATGGCTGCACAGATAGCTGCTGCATCAATATCAAAAGGAATTTTAGGAATGTTTGGTGGTAGTTTTGGTAATATTTTTGGTGGTGGGCCTTCAAATGCTGCTCCTTTTATAACAGAAGATGTTTTTAATACAGGATTTGATACAAGTTTAATTAGTGCTGGTTCTTTTGCTAATGGTGGTTACGCACAAAGGGGTAAATC